TACTGCCCACATGCTTGTTGCGGAGGGTGCGTTGGACGCGGGCGCGAGCGCGGTGAGTGGTATCCTTACCAGTGACAAATTGGGGGATGCTTCGCAGGGATGGAAGGCTCGATCTGAGGCGGCGGGATATACTGGCTCCGACTCGGAGCTCGCGGGCACAGTGTATGGCCAGCGCTTTATCGCGATCCGCAACGCGAACAACCCTGGTGTCATGACGGTATAGCGCAATGCTGAATTACGCTCGCAACATGCGCGAAAGCATCACCTATTGGCCCCCAGCAGGGAATGATGGCTTTGGCGGGATTACGTTTGGCACGCCAGAAACGATCAAGGTGCGCTGGCAGGACAAGGCGGACTTGTTCCGCGATCCATCCGGCAAGGAGCAAGTCAGCGCATCCGTGGTGTACTGCGCAGTTCCCCTGGAGATTCAGGGGTGGCTATTCCGGGGTGCGAGCGTGGCATCCGATCCGCGCACCGTGCCAGGGGCATCAGAGATCAAACAGCGGGGAGACTCCTCGGATTTGCCGCAAGAGCGAACACTCAGCAAGGTCTGGCTCTGATGGCTGTCAATACGGTTGAGGGGCTGGATGAGGTTCTGTCGAATCTCAATCGTGAGGTTGCAAGGATCGAAGGCGCAAGCATGACTGGCTTGTTGGAAGCGGGTTTCCTGGTGCAGCGCGCTTCCCAGAAGCTAGTCCCGATTGATACCGGCAATCTTCGCGCGAGCGCGTACACGCGCAAGGCGCAGGGGGGCGAGCTTGCCGTTGAGGTTGGGTACGAGGCATCCTACGCGGTGTATGTCCATGAGATTCTGGACGCTGCGCATACCGTAGGTCAGGCCAAGTTCCTGGAGGCTGCGGTGAATGACAATCGCAAGGCGATCCTGGACGCGATCCGTCGCCACGCGAGGAAACAATGAGTGAGCGCACGTCTCCCGCGCATGACCTGGCGCTCTATCTTGCGGAACAGGGGCTGGGTATCTTTGGTGCGAACACCAGCTGGAGCATCAACGTTGGGATAGAGCCTGTTGCGCCAGATGAAACAATCACGCTGTACGATACGGGTGGACCTGCCCCGTATCTGGTAGATGAAGATTTGCGGCGCCCTACGGTACAGGTGCGGATTCGCAGTCATTCCCCCCCGGCTGCCTACGCAAAGATGAGTGATGTGGTTGGGGCTCTAATCCTCCCCCTTGCGCGGGTGCTGTTCGAGAGTCGTTATGTTGGCGTGTTCATGACTAGTGACATCCTCAGCATCGGTCATGACGAGAATAACCGGCTCCGCTTGACCGCCAATTTTGAAGCGGAGCGCCATCCTGTGGAGACAAGTTCATGAGCGAAATCGGATACAACGGACGGGCCTTGCTCGTCAAGTACCTAGGCGCGGTTATCGCGGCGGTGATCAGCAAGTCCGCGCCCCACAGCCGGGAACTGGTCAACGTCACATCGGACGATGACGACGGTTGGCGGCGCCTGTTGCCGGAGCCGGGGGGCCGGAGCCTGAACCTGTCAGTGGAAGGGGTGGTGAGCGCGACCAACCTGGCATTCTTCCTGGAGCAATGGTCGGGGAACGTCATGACTGGGATCACCCTGGAGTATCCCGATGGCCAGGAAGCATCCGCCGAGGATGGGTTCGGTCTGGCGTCTTTTGAAGTCTCTGGCCAGCAGGATGCGCACGTGGCCTTCACCGCGGAGTTTCAATCCAGCGGGCCAGTGACCTTGACCCCCGCCAGCTAGGAGTAGTACATGGCTGAACTGCGCAAGACGATAGAGCTTCCAGTTTTCGATGAGCATGTGACGTTGGATGTCACCTGGAGGCTTTCGCAGATTGTGGAGTCCACTTACAACATGAGTGCGCTCCATGTCGCGACAAACATCCTCACCAGCACAGTGTACATTCAGCGGCGGCACGTCGCGGAGATCATCGCGCAATGGGTATCGCTCAAGAAAGCAAAGTGGACGCGGAGCGCGTTGCTGGAGCATGTACATACCTGTTCCCCCTCGCGCCTGGCGGTCTACATTGGGTGCATTCAGGCGGTGGTACTGTACACAATCCAAAGTGATGAGGGGGATCGGCGCCTGATTTCTGAGGATTCATTTGATCTGCTGTCACAGGGGAAAGACCTGCCCCCGGAGCCAGAGGCGGAACAGGAGGATGAGGATTCAGAGGAAAAAAAGGACAGCGAGAGTTCCTGAGCACAACCTGCTATCGCATTGCGGTGGTGGGTTGGAATCTGGCGCCTTCTGAATTCTGGGGCATGTCCCCACAGGAATTCTGGCTGATCGCAGAGACCAAGACGCCAGAGGAAAAGGTAGGCACCATGCCCAAGCGGCGCTTCAACTGGCTCCGCTCCTTCCTTACCAGGTCATCAGAGGCATAGCCCATGCCCGCTCTTGGCAACAGCCTTGGTGATCTTCGCGTTAACATTGGGGCCAATACCCAGGGCCTGACACGCGGGGCGCGGGAATCGCAGACCGCTTTGCAAAAGGTCTCTACCCGCATGACCAGCGTCATCAAGGCTTCCGCCCTCCTGGCGGCGGCGGCGGCGGCGGCAGGCGCCGCGCTCACCATTGGCCTGGTGCGCTCTGGACTGAAGTCCATCGATGTGCTGGCGAAAACATCCCGCAACATGGATGCGACGATTGATGGCCTTCGCGGGCTCCAGATCGCGGCAGGCGATGCGGGAATAGACCAGGACGCTCTCAACCGTAGCATGGAGCGGCTCAACGCGCGCCTGGGGGAAGCGCAGCGGGGCACAGGGGCATCTGCCGAATCCTTCCGGCGCTTGGGGCTGAATGCTGAGGAACTGGTCAAGATGGATGTTGACCAGCGCATGGCGACGATTGCGGATCGGATGCAGGAGCTTGGCCTGTCATCCTCGCAGACCGCCGATGAACTTCGCCAGTTGGGTATTCGCAATTCGGAAATGGTCGGGCTGATGCAACAAGGTGGGGATGCGATCCGTTCAGCACGCAAGGAAGTGGACGATTTCGGATTGTCCGTTTCTGAGGTAGATGCGACGCAGATTGAGGCGGCGAATGATGCGATGGAGCGGATCGGGCGCGTAATTGAAGGGATCAAGAATCAGCTGGCCATTGCCTTTGCCCCACTCTTGAAGGAAATGGCGGATCGCTTCAATGCCGTCGCGAAAGAGGCGGGCGGATTTGGTTCTCAGGCAAGGGCAGCGGCAGAGGGCGCAATCATTGGCGCGGGATACATTGGAGACGCGATCCAAGGGGTTACTGCGGCCTATGCAGCAGTAAAGCTGGCAGCTCTGGATGCGAGCGCGTTGACCCTACAGGGGCTGGACGCGGTTGTCATCGCTTGGAACCAGGTCAAATTGGCTATGCCGGGGGTGGCGGAATTTGATCCCTATGAGACTGGTCTGCGTGATCTGGTTTTTGAGACCATGAAGGCGGCTGACCTGGCGCGAGAGTCCTTCAACTCCATCATGGACGCCCCCTCATTCTCCGCGCGCGCGCGGGAGTTCATTGAAGCGGTGCGCAAGCGCGAGCGGGAAGCGGCACAGGAGACGGTCAAGTCCCGTGAGACCATGAATGCCGCGAATGCCAAATGGGATTCGCTATCTGCTGATTTGGCTGCCAAGGAGGAAACCCGGCGCATTGCGGAGCTTGGCCGGCGGCGCGAGACGTTGCAAGGCGGGGTGATGGCGCTCAGGGATTCTCTCGCCAGCGAGGGGGAACTCACCGAAATTCAGCATGAGCGCAATCTCATGCTGCTCCGGGATGCGCTCAATGCCCAAGCGATCACGCGCGAGGAATTTGTCACTCTTGAGGAAGAAACAGAACGCCAGCACATGAAGCGGATGGAGGAAATTCGCCAGGCTGGGCTCACAAATATCGAACGCTTCACCGCCATGAGCATGGGAGCGCAAACCGCTACTGTCTTTGGCGACCTGGAGGCAATGACTGCTGGGGTGGCCCAGAACAATCGTGCCCTGTTCAACATCAATAAGGTTGCGGGCATCGCCAACGCCATCGTCTCTACCCATGAAGGAGCAGCCAAGGCCCTATCTTTCTATCCACCCCCATTGTCCTTCGCCATGGCAGCGGTGCAGGTGGCGGCTGGGCTGGCGCGCGTGGCCGCGATCCGCGCCACACAATTCGGATCAGGCGCCGCGCCTTCCATTGCGGGTACTACTCCCGCACCCCCGGTTTCTCCGGTGGGGGGCAATACGCAGAATGTGCAGGTCACCTTGGTTGGCGGCAGTCAGATCGGATTGGAGCAATTGCAGCAACTAGGTGAGCTTCTGTCGGATAACGGCGGGCGCATTGGTTCCTTTTCCGTTCAGCGCGGGTGACGTATGAGCGTCATCATCTTCCCCGGATTCATCCTCTCCCCCTCTGAGGATGCGCTTGCTGGGGATCATCCTGTCTTGCTGTATCAGAATATCTTCCGCGATCCAAGCGCGGTGATTACGGTCAGCGGGGAAACGCCAGGGAATGTCGTGGCCAATGCGATAGACGGACTGACCTGGGATTTCTGGCAGCCTGCTGGGCTGCCTGCACAGGTGGAACTGAATGCGGGGGAATCGAAAGAAATAGATGCGCTGGGGATCACGTT